GTTCTTTTGGCTCTTTTTTTATTGCCATGATAACACTTGCGATCCCTGTTAATAAGGTTCCGGTTGCTACCATTAGTTCGGCAATCTCTGATATTTTCATATCTTCCTCCTTTCTGATTATATTATATCACGGTATGCCGTGAATGTCAACCCTTTTTTATAACTTTTTTAAATTTTTTACAGCAAAAAAGCCCTCCCAATTTGGGAGGGTGTGTGTCTTATTATAGAGTTTCCGGCCAAGGATCATCTGTGGTATAAGTCATGTTAGTGAATCTGATATCTGTGATATCTTGATCGGTTGGTACTGGATCATCAAATTGCAAGCGAACATGATTTTTGTCGCTACTTCCACCAACGTACCAAGTACCATAACGCTTACCCTTGTCATTCATCATGATTCCGATTTTTGACCCTGTGGGACGAAAGCCTGACGGGAGTCCACCGATTGGGAGAATCGTAACGTTTCTCTCTTTGTCTGAACTTTGAGGATAATATCCTTCGGATCCTCTACGTTTGATCCCGAACCAGCCCCATTTTAGACCACCGAAAGTAATCTCAACAGTTGAGTTAATTCGTCTAAGCTCAATATATGCGTTATCCAAATTTGATTGGATCGTATTAGGTCGTACTGAGCCTGTATCGCCAGCTAAAATAGACCATGTCCTCCAACCTGTGCCAGGGCTTTTTTTGATCCACTTGTAAGCACCGTTTTTTGCCGTGGTATCGACGTAGGTTGTACCAATATCAGCTTTTAAATCATACGGAAAGCCTTCGCCTTTTAGGTCAGTGTCATTCGCTTCAACGTTGCGTTTCAATTCCTCAAGATCGTTTTTGGTTGCAAGCCGGCTCGTTTGGTTTTGGAGCCCAGCAAAAGTTGGAAACAAACTGTATGCTTTGTTCAATGACAAAAACTTTTTTTGATCGTTGTTGAGATTATAAATATCTTTCCCGATTAGCTTGATAGCTTCTTTTAATTTATCCATTTTTTACCTCCTTAGAGGTTGTTTTTGGCATTATTATATACTTGCACAAAGTCAGTATTTTCTAAGTCAGTAAATTTCTGACCAAGCTCAGTCATTTTAGACACGATCGCGCTATCTGGATTTTCACCCGCTTTGATTTTATCAGCGATTTCTTTGAGCGTGTCCAGTTCCTCTGGTACACCTTCACCAAGGATTGCAGTCTTGACACCTTGGATAGCTGTGTCCAGTTGTTGTTGAGTGATTCCGCCTTGGCCAACTTCTGACTTGTCAGCCTTGTTAGCAAGTGTGGTTTTAATTTCTTTGACATCAGCTCCGACAGCTTGAGCGAATTGAGTTAATTTTTCTGTGTTTAAAGTCATTTATATGTCCTTTCAAATTTTAGCTAAATTGTATAATACGGTTAAGTCTGGCAGTTCCTCGCCTTGCTCACGTTTCCGAAGTTCCTCTAAACTATCTGAGGTATATTCTTCTGTTGATTGTGTCACTTTGATAACAGTAGACTTATCAGATGGAAATACATAATTACCGCAAGTGATCTCTACTTGGTAGATACCGACTGGTAAGATTTTACCAATTGTAAATTTAACCTTATGATCTGTGACTGTGCTGGTTAAACTGATCTTACCGCTACGATTAGCAAGCGTGATCGTGGCTTCCTGCCCCTCGATTTCTGGGACTGGACTATAATTTTCATCTAGCAATTCATAGCCAAAGAGGGAAGCTGTGTCGCCTTGTTTGACGACATCGCCCCCCTCAAATTGTTTTAGGTTCGTTGAATTAATACGCATGGTTCACCTCCTTATGAGAATGATCCAAAACTATTGATACGTTTACCATTCTCCGATTGTCCGACTGCGACATATCTGCGATTTCCAGACCCTGCGATGTACGTGATCCAGATGTATCCATCATTATCAATCCAGCCATCGTAGTTGATAGCTTGACCTGCGGTATACACTGCTACGATCTCACCAGAGAGTCCTGCAGAAGCCCGTACATTGAGCGCAGATACTTCGACTGTAAATGTACCAGTCTCCTCATTAAATGCGCTAGAATCGACTGTAAGAGGTTCTGATGGTTCGACATTAGTCACTTGTGCTGGTTGTCCGTCTACAGGGAAGTAAAACCAGCCTACGATTCCGTTAAAATCACGGGTGTTATATCGCGCTGGACCACCCACGTATAGAGCATCTGCGTTACCGTCAATATTCTGTTCAATAGTGCGCATGGTATATCCGTCTGAGTCTTCGATAACTAGACCTGTGTGACCGTAGCTGTGACCGTAGATGTAAGTGGTATCCATAACAAATACAGCACCAGCCCGTGGCTTACTTTCCAGATTGCCCTCTTGGTTGTATTCCACCTCATAGCCAAGGTCACGGGCAGAATTAAGCAGATCAATCGCATTGCCCCATAGCGCACGACCAAAGAAATTGATAGAAATAGAATTTGGTAGGTCCACACACTGCGTACCGTATGCTCCATCCGCATCAGCTCCCACACCTTGGTTTGCCAGACTTTCTGCATATCCTAAAATATCATTTAAAGTAGCCATTACTGCTCCTTTCTAAATTCAAAAGCGACTACCCAGAAATAGATAGTCGCTAGTAAGAATAGTTTAATCTTGGCTAGGTTCTTCATAACCTAACGCACGTTCTGAATCGCTCAATCCTGCGGTAGTTGGATCGTTAACCACTCCGACCAAAACGAGGAATGCAAACAATACATTGACAAATACCAAGATTTTATCAATGGTTTGGCCAAATTCCAATTTGATACCAAAGATATCCGCAAACGCTTGAAATAGCAATGCAAGTGCTGGAACGATTGCAAGCCAAAAGTTTTTATTCTTTAAACGTACTGACCAGTTAATTTTATTCATAATGTTACCTCTTAATTATTTTTGTTTTGAATGAGGGCTTTAAGCTCCTTCATGTCTTCACTTAAAGCCTTTACTTGTTCTGCCAAAATAAGTAGTGACTTATTCTGTTCATCGTGGTTATCCAATCGTCTAACTGCTGTCAGACGAAAATCACGCATGCTTTCAATGTCTTTTTCGATCACAACCATGCGTTTCTCTTGCGCCACGATGCTACCTTTAAAATTGCCGTAAATTCCAAGAAGAATACCAACAAAACCTACCATCATACTAATATCCTCTGGTGTGAAGTGAATCATAAATCACGCCCCTCTCTATTAATTAAATTATTGTACTGGTTGAGTTTCTAAATCGTTATTAGATGGTTTCGGTTCAGTCCACTTCCAAACTGCCAGCTTACCGTTTTGTGAGAGTGCCCCCTCAAGGTCTGCCACTGTTTCGTTGTTGTAAGTAAATTCTTGATTTACTTGTACCAATACACGTTGACCCTCTCCATATTTTGGAGTGTAGGCTGGATTAGTGACCGTGAAGATCTCGTAAGGCTTGTATGTTTTACCAGCTTGACCAGCTTCGACCAACTCCAAACCACGCGCATATAACGTAGGATCAAGTGGGCTTTCTGTGTTAGTGACCGCTGCAAGCACTGCCCAATCTGCTACTGACTTAACTTCTGAGATTTTGGTATCTTTCTCAGCCAGATCGCTGTTAAATTGTTCTTTTTGTTTAACCAATTCCACATTAAGAGCTTTCACTCCTTCTGCTGGATTAAGTTCAGTAGTCACTAGTCCAATGACTGCTTGGATCAAACTTTCATCACTTTCAGTCGTGCGGTCACCTTCCAACACACGGTCATACGCTGTGTATGGGTCTTGACAGCGGATTGCTACGAATGTTTTACCTTTTTCTTGCAAAAATTTGTTAACTACTTTAAATTCCATAATTTATTTACCTTCTTCTAATTTCTGTTCTGCCTCGTCAAAGAGGTCCTTGAGTGCTGTATCGCTATCTAAAACATCATTAAATTTAGTTAGCAATTCATTTGTTTGTTCGTAGAGTGCCTTGTAGTTCGCGCACTCAATAATTTTATTCGCAAGTTGGACTGCGACATCGTTGATAATTTTGTCTGTTGTGTCCATGCATTACCTCTTATTTAAATCCGTATCCATTCAAAATTCCTTGTATATGATTTTTGATCACTGTATTAGTAACCATTCCATATCTCACCATCATCCCAAAACAAGACAATAGATCCCAAAGATATGCTCCAACATCTTTTCCATTTGCCAAAATGACTTTGCGAGAGTAAACGGCTTCTAAAAAGAAATCTCCACGCCCGATATAGTGCTTAACCCCATTTTCGTTCATTGGCAAGAGATACGTTTCTTTCCCTTGCATATTATTGTGGAAATTCCAAGGGCTACGATTGCTTTTATTGTTATAGATTAAGACGCGGTCGCCGATAATCTCTGTTAAACTTTCGTTAGTACCGTTACCTTTGCCAGACCATAGACGGATACCAGCAAATGTAGGGTTGTCATGCTTCTCTGATTTATCGTGGTTCGTGCCAAAAATCATAAGTGCAGCATTGCTATCTCTGAATCGTTCTGCGATAAATCCACTCTTTGTTAGCTTGATAAACTGCGAGGAATTTGTATCATCGATCCGTCTGATTGTGGCTTCATTATTCAGCACATTATATTGACCTTTCTGTAGATCAATATTCATCTTACCGTTTAGAGCTTCAACTCGACCACCTCGCAATGTCATGCCAGTTAACGTACCAGCGAGTACGTTGCTTGCATTAACATTAATTACATTAACTTGACTGGCATCAATCGTGCCACCCGTGATTTTGTCAGCGTTTAGGTTAGCAATCATACCGTCCTTAATAACTGCATTATCAATCTTGGTCTGACCTGTGATATGTGTTAACCGTCCGTCTATTCGGTTCGTACCGTCTGCGAGTACATTGATAGAGTTAAGTACATCACCATTACTGTTAAGGTTACGGACTGCCCATGATCCCGCAAGCTGTGTCATTTGTGTCTGAATAGCAATATCCTGTGTAGATGTGTTGTCTACGAATTTTTTTGGTGGTCTATCCCCACGAACAAGAGAAACCTTTCCAATAGCAACTTGACCATTCTTCATTAACCAAAATTCCAGTGGGAATTCTCTTGAGTTAGTCGTCGTCTTATTGACCGTCATAGTCCCTGTGATAATTTGTACACCAGTTTTATCAAAATAAACTCGGTCAGACGCAAGGCCACCGTTTTCTGCCCACAATTCAATACCAAGTGGAGCATCTGGCAGTACATCTACCCATGCTTCAAAACGATAACTGATTTTTTCGCCCTGGGTAAACGTTGATGTGTTAAGTGGTAACGCAAAACCATGGTAAACACTGTTAGTTTTATTAGAATTGGTAATTCTCAATAATTTCGTTGAGGCTGTAACTTCAATGACGTTAGCTTCAGATTGCTTCTTCTTCCATTTACTTAAATTGGTAGGGTCATAAACTAAGTTGAAATCATCTGTAACGTACTTGCCGACTTCTGTTTGAAATATCTCGCTAGACATAACCAAACGTGATAGCTTATCGGGTGCGTCTGTTTCGGACGTGCCGATGATACGCTCATAGAGTTTGTTAGATTCGGTTAGCTTGTTAA